AGATGTTCCTTCAATTTGTACTTGCGTCCCTGAAGTACCCGCACCTTCGACGTGCAAAAGCCTATCAGCACTCGTAGTTCCAACACCTAATTTGCCGTCGGACGTGAGGCGCATCCGCTCGCTATTATCTGTGTTGAAAATAATTGGATGTGCTTGTCTGGTTCTAATTGTTAAATCAGAAGTTCCTTGTGCAATCTGGCTTGTATCATCGTTAGTTCTTAAATAAATTGCAGCGCCAGTATCACTTTGAATGTCTAAAGCTCTTCCATATCCTCCTGTATCAGTGGGACTTGCAGTTCCAACACCAACATTCCCACTCGCATCAACAAATACTCGCCCAGTACCACTAGTGCTGATGGCTAGTTGGTCTGATCCTGGTGAATAAATGCCAGTGTCCGTATCACTGCCTGGATACAAGCTCGGTGCTGCAGCCGTACCAGCAGGGAAACTTACCTTGCCATTTGCACTGATCAACCCAGTTGCCGTTACCGTTGAATCAAACGTCGCTGCACTCGTAACATCTAACGTTCCAGGGATGTCTAGGTTGCTGGTCCATTCAACACCGGTGCCAGATGAATCAGTATGCAGAATTTGATAAGCAGCACCATCAGCCAACTTGCTAACCGCAATCTCAGCACTAGCGTTGATGTCAGCATTGACGATCGTGCCGTCAGTGATCATCGTGCTAGTCACCGTTCCGGTGTCACCAGTCGTGACAACATTGCCGGTTACATCCGGGAACGTAATCGTCCGGTCAGCTGTTGGGTCAGTAACAGTCAGCGTGGTTTCATAATCGTCAGCAGTTGAACCCTCAAACACAATGCTGGAAGCTGTGCCAATGCCCAGCGCCCCAGTCATCGTGTCGCCAGCCTTTTGCAGCTTGTCCCCATCAACCTCTTGCAATGCTGCTTGAACGTCAGTGGACGTAATGTTGCCGCTAGCAATAAACGAAATGTTTGATGCTGTTTGGCCTGCAATAGCGTTGGAAACATCAATCAACGCATACTCAGTGCCAACACCTTGAGACAGCAACATGTCAGGCGGTGCCAAGGCAACGGCAGGGGCTGCGCCTGAACCTGTTCCACTCGTATCAACAACGACGTAATGATTCAAATTGCTTGCCGCAGGCGCAGGCAAAGCCGCACCGGCAGAAAAGCCAGCCGATGAGCCAGCAGTTGTCACACTGCTCATCGTGTTAGTGCTTGCGTCATAAGCGCCAGCATTCACCAAATTGCCCGACAGCACAGTGATCGGAACAAAAGCTGAACCGCTGTAGATGTAAAGGTCTTCTGATGTTTCATCCCAGAACATCTGTCCTTTAAAATCACCAGTCGGAAAGATGGTGACGTTATCGCTGCCCAATGCACCGCCAAATTTGACGGTAGATTGATCCGCCATTTTGTCAGCAGTGATTGCATCATTGGCAATCAAACTGGTGCCGATCGTGCCAGAAGTCAGCTTTGCAGCAGAGTGATCCGGAATATCAGCAGCGGCAAGCGTCGTTGCTGATGAAACCAGGCCTTGCGCAGTCACAGTGACTTTTGTGTACTCACCCGGAGTCACTGCGTTGTCAACACTCAGCTCACCGGCTGCGCCAACAGCCAAACCATCGCCGACACTAACTGCGCCAACTGTTGTTTCGGTCGCAAACGGAAGATCTGCAGAGGTGATAACACGACCGCCTGTGATCAAACCATTCGCGTCATAGGTGACAACATGATGCGTTGCGCTTGAAGTAATTGTGTTGTCAATTTCGATAGTGTCGCCATCCATGACGAGACCATTCCCATTGACAATCACGCCACCCTTGGCGCTAGTCGTCGCAACAGGCAGGTCAGTGCCAACAATTGTGCGATAGCCAACCGTTCCGCCGGATCCTGTTGGTCCGGCTAAAAACTGAGCAGCAGATGCAGTGTCATCGATTGTTGCAGAAATCGTGACTGTTGAACCACTTGTTGTCGCAACAATGTTGATTTCTCCAGTCGTGCTGCCGCTAACAGTATTGACAGAAGCGGGAGCGGCAATGCTTTGCCAAGCAGACCCGTCCCACGCATACAAACTATTGTCGTCGGTATCCAGCGCCAACTGACCAGTAAATGCGCCAGAAGCAGGCAGTGTCGTGACAAGATCAACGGTTGATTCATCGGCAAGCTTTGCCGCTGTAATTGCATCGTCAGCGACCTTGGCTGTAGCAACTGCAGAATCAGCCAATGCAGCTGTTGCAATATCACCAGCCGCAAACAGAATCTTGGCGCCTGGGATGGTGTCGTCACTAATCAGCGTGACGCCATTTGCAATCAAATCCGAAACCGTAATCTTCTTGGTTTCGCTAGCTGAATCATCAACAATTGCTAGCTCATCGGCAGCAACAAGATTGGCGCCCGCAAGTGCGCTAAGTTCGCTAATTTTCAAGTCAGCCATTTGCGGTTAGCCTCCGGGCTAAGTTTCGGTGCTTTCTAGCAACAGCTTAGCCGCACCATCTTGATCCAAGCGAATATCATCGCCATCCTCTTGCAGCAATGCAGACGTTGGCGTCAATACAGCCCTGAGGTCAATTGCGCCTGTTGTAATAAAATCAGCCGTTATCTCAACGGCTTCATCTGGCGTGAACTGCAGCGCGCAAGCCGTCAACACGCCCTCAAATTCATACCAAATCTCATCATTTAAATCAGCAGCGTTTCCCGTCGCGGCTTTTAAGTAAAACTTGCCCCGGAAATGACTGCCAACCTTGGTTCGCAAAATCAAATTCAATAGGTATTGCGGCAAGTCATTTGTTCGCTCGCCGGTATATTCCCAAAAACACGTCATGCTGCCAGAGCCAGACATCAACGTGCTTAACTGGCTGCGGAACTCTTCAGACAGCGTTGTCGTGTCAACAGTTTCGCGCTGCGTGTTCAGCTCAAATCCTTTGACTTGAGCAAGTAATCTAAAGTCAGAGTTCTCAACCGCAACTCTGATCGGGATGTTTGATGCAGGCGCTGCCAGTGTCGTCGCATTTGTGATCAGACCGTTGATTGCATCGGCAAAATTGTCGTAAAGCCTGATTCCTCCAATGCCATCGACGTTGATGTATTTTTTGACGCTTGTTTTTGTGTAAGAGTCAATAAAAGATAGCGCGGCTCCGTTCGTGCTAGTAATTTCAATTTGATCGCCAGTAATCAACTGACCGCGTTGGAAATCAAAACTCAGGCGTTTTCGAGCGACATTAACGTCACTGGTGTTGACAACTGATGTCAGCTCAGTGCCATCAAATTGCCTTAGCAGCTCAATCTTGCCGCTTGTCCCTAAATAAATGCTCATTAGATCGAAACGGTCAACAGCTGGCCAGTGCCAACAAAGGAAACCTCAGCTCTCACGATGTCACCAGTGTCTGCGCCGATGCTTGCGCCGGTGACATAGGCATTCAATTTAATGTCATTATTGTCAGTTCCATCAATCCAGCGAAACGTAAGCTGAACCGTGTCGCTGTCAGAAACGCCAGTCGTTCCGGTCTTTACAAGTGCTGAAAGCAGGCTGCTTGTGTTTCGGCTTCCACTGTTTTCTTTGTAATAAAGAAGTGTGCAGCTGCCAGAATAGCCAACAACGCCAGGCGTATAGCTCCGCAAATTATCGCCAAGCGTCGTTGTTTCTAAAGTCTCTAAATTCGATTCGACGCTAAACCTGACAACCTTGGCGACAGTCGAGCCTGACACCTGCATTGCGCCATCTCTGCCGGTGTAGACCTTGGCCATTACAAAACACCAATCAGGTTCACTGTAACAGTGCTAATCCCAGGGCGCACCTGCACTTGTTGCGGCGCTTTTTCGTATCTGTAATCGTTGCCATGCGTTTGCGCGCCAAGCGCATCTTTGTTGCCCGTCCAGCCGTTGCGAGTCAATGACGGGAGAGTAAACGTCTTAAAGGTGCCCTGAACCTCATCAAAATGATCTAAAAATTGCTCTGCCTGTGCATCCGTAATGTTCGCATAACTAAGCGATAGCTTCATGTTTGTGCGCTTGTCGCCGTACAGGATTCGGACCTCTGCGCCGTTCTGCGCCTTGAAGGTCTTGACAGGATAGTCACCCGATTCAAACGAACGGCTTGTCGGGGTTAAGTTTGGGAAGGCCATCAGTTGACGGTAAAACTGCCATTGAGGAACTCGTCTACCAGCCTACTTCGATCGCTGCTATCGCAAACATGCTCAGAAGCAACAATGTCAACGGTCCCTTCTTGAGAAAATGTCAGCTGTTCAATGATGTAAATGTTTGATGAAACACTTTTATTGGAGAGCGTGAACACAGAATCGAATAAAGTGCTATCGCTCACCGTTCCATTGCTGACTTGCATCTTCGCAGACACAACATCGTCATTCAAACTGGCCGAATAGTATTCAATATCGTAAAAGCCGTCAGTCAAAGTGCGCACACTTGTAATGCTGCCGTTTTCGTCAATCGTTCCATTATTGGCACTGTTGTAAGGGTTGGATTCAGTTGACACCTTGATAAACGAACCAACGCCAATGTTGAGTCCGTCAACAGTGGTTGAGAAGCTAATTGTGTGCGAAACAAACCGGCGCAGAATAAGGAAGTATTTGGCAACCTTGATTGCGTGCTCTTCTGATGTGCAAAATTGCGTAAGGTCAAAGGTTTCTTGCGGCAATTCCGTCAAACTGTTTTCGTTGTACGCAGAACCTCCCTTTACGGTCAGAACCTTTTCTTCAGGGAACTCGTTGGGGCGCTCTTGCCGATAACGCACCACTGCAACAAAGGGGCGGCGCTCTTCTGCCCCTAAATACTCAACCTTAAATGTGTTTTCAAGGATGTTGCCTCCGGTAAAGAGTTGATCGACTTGAACTGGTCCTGATTCAATTCTGTTCTTGCCGTCCGTAGGCAAAGCTGGCATTAACGTAAACTTTCCGTTCTTAATTGCAAAGTTGCAAAGGAAGAACGGCGCAATCTCGGAGATAAATTGACGCAGGTTTGTCCTCTGAACAACAGAGCCGTTAAAGTAAAGCTCTTCTGCGTGCAAAAATT